ACGGAACTCGTTCATCTTATCCAGTCCGCTTCGCCACCGGGACTTCGGGGCTACCTCGGTGCGCCCTGCGCCCTTAACGAGCTTCAGGATGGTGCCGGGGTCCCCATCAGCAAGCCGAAGCTGCCTTGCGAGAATCCGAATGTCATCCGTGGTCATCCCTTCAAGCGCAGCCTTCTGGAGGCGGGCGCTGAGAGCTTCGGCCCCATCCTGGGCCAGTTCCCTTTCGAGAACACTGCCGGAGCCTTTGGACACCTGATCAATAGCAGGGTCCGTGTTCTTCAGCACGTCGTCTACGTCGATGTTGCCAGCCTGCACGCTCCTTGCCCCGGCTCTCTGGCTCCTCTTGGTGAGGGCCTGGAACTCAAAGAGTTCATCAAGAGCGTTGGCGAGTTGGGCGGCGGCTTCAGGGCTGTTCGGATGCCCGTCCACGAGTGTGGACAGGCGGGATACGTCATCCCCGAGCTTGCGTACCCAGACACGCCCAGCGACCACGATGGCCGCAAGCTGATCAGGGTCCTTGTACTGTTGCCGGAGGGCTGCTAGTGTCAGCGCAGGGTCCTTATCCAGACCCCATTCCTTAATCTGAGCAATGAGGTTTGTGTTGGTCAGGACTTCGGGCTTACCGTGTATTGTTTCCCGGAGGACATCCGAGATTGCCTCAACGGTAGCTCGTGTGTCCTGCCCCGCCCCAAGGTGGGCGAAGTTGATATCGGTGCCCCTGAGAAGCTGTTCAACAGCCACAGGGTCCGGATCGGTGAGGAGGTCTTCCGCACGCTCCCGGATAGCTGCAACGTTTTCATCGGTGAGTTGGGGCAGACTGCGGGCTTTGTCCGCTTCGCGCTCAAGCATGTTGAGGACGGCTGCTTCCCCCTCGGCTCCTGCTCGGTGCCGGAAGGTCTGCGGCTGAACCTCTCCTGTGCTGTTGCTGCGGACAGCGAATCCGCCTTCGACTTCCTCAATCCCGAATGAAGCGTTCTCGGCGTCGTTGAGAGCCTTGGCGATCTGCTCATCAACGGCTGCGGTGAGTTCCGTTTCAGCGGCGGCGCGTCCTGCCGCATCTAACTGGTCAGCCTGGTTGCGGAAGATACGAGTCTTCTTGAGAGCGGAGACGCCTGCAAAAAGCAAGTCCGCAGCCACACCGGGGACAATGCCTTCAACGGCCAGCTTGAACTTTCCTTCCCATAAGGAGTCATCCTCATCAGAAGCAAGATAGGCTGTGACAGGGTTCTCCAAAGCGGGGTAGGACTCAATCAGGTCAGAAAGACGGCCTTCATGCTCGTCCCAGACAGTAGCGTCCACAGCGGCACCACGTGCGGCAGCAACGACAGTCCGGCGCAGGAGCCCACCGGCCACAGCCCGTGCGCCTCCGAAGGCAAACCAACCGGAGAGGAACTGCGAAATCCCCTCCACTAACTGCCCTGTCGTCGAAACCGACTCGTTGGGGATCAGGGCATCAGGAATCGTATTCTCGTCTTCCTGTCGGGCTCGCCGGTGCCACTGGATAAACTCGCCATCATCTCCTGGGCCAAGCCAGCCGATATTCTTATCAGACCACGCAAAGAGTCCGCCTGTGAGAGCCTCAGCGGTCTCCTTGGTTTCGTTGATGGCTGTCGCGGTCCCCCTCCAGACAGAGCGGGGGAGATCACGGATACCCTGGGCAACATCTCTGACGATGCCGCCGACAGTTCCCGCACCTAACTGAGTGTCCCCTTGCGCTGCCCTGTTCTGGCTGGGACCCGAGCGGGTGCGGGCAGGCTGGGATGCAGGAGGAGGAGAGGAGGATGTAGAAGGAGACCCGCCTTCGCTGGTTGGGGTCTGCGCTTGTTCGTCTGCCTGGGGATTTAACTGTTCCCTGGCCTGACGAAGCAAGTCTTGTAGATTCTGTGCAGCCATGACGGCGGGTCTCCTTTGGTTTATTCGGGATAGTGCGAGGATTGCTCCTCAATGAAGGTCAGCGGGTCCCTGACACCGTTCTGTTGCATGATCTGCCCCAGAACTGTATCTCCCTGTGAATCAGGAGGCGTAGCCAGGTACTCGTTAAGGACGCCTACCCACTGGTCTTCATCAGAGAAGATCTGTTGGGACACACGCGGCGGCGCACCTTCAGGAGAGTTAATCCTTGCGATTTTGAGGGCATCAAGTTCCGGCTGGTAGGTAGCAGCGATGCTCTCAAACAACTGAGAAGCACGCTGGGCCACCGTCTCATAGTCCTGAACCATATCAGGGTTAGCCTCTCTCCAACGGAATGCCGACAACTGAAACTGCATGACAGCTTCATGCCTGAGCACTTCCAGTTCGGGGGAGTAAGAACCCATCGGGTCCTGTCCAAAGAGGCGTTCCAAGTTGGACAGTGACTTAGCAAACAGCGGGTGTACGCTTGCCTGCCGTTCCTGCCCCTGACGCTCCCTGTCCTCCTGGCTCTCGATCTCATTGAGCATGAGGCGCACGGTCTGCTGGGTGAGGTCCTGTTCGGAGAAGGCGTCATAGATCGAATGCCTGCTTGCTGACCCCCGGAATACAGCATCCCAGAGGCGCTGGGCGACTTCAGGAGAGTCCACACGCACAGCCTCTTCGTGCGAATTGTTGATGGCATTCCGCATGGTCCGTGCAAGGGCCGGGTCATTCTCCCAAAGGACGGCCATCTCCGCTGTGTGGTCATCCAAATGGGTGACTCCCCCAGAGGCTTGCGCCCTGAAGATTGCTTCCTCGATCACAGCGGAAGCCTGCTGGGCACGTAAGTCCCTCTCGGCCTTCTGACGGGCGGCGGCGGATCTATCGTTCTCGTCGAGCTTGTTCTGGATACGTTCTTGCGTTCGCAGGATGGCTTCCTGAGCCCTGCTGGTCCCCGAAAGGAAACCTGAGCCGGTCTCAATCTCGTCAAGGACGTTGAGAATATTCACATCGAGAGCCTGTTCGGCTTCCAGGGTGACTGCGGCCAGGATCATCTCATTGGCTTCTTCAGGTGCCACACCTGTGAGAACAAGGCGCTGCTTCTGGATATTCAGGGCGTCCGCTGCACCGGATGTTCCGATATCGCGGTCCCGAAGCTCCGAAAGGCTCTGCTCCATTTCCAGGACAGAGTTGATCCGGACTTCATTCTGGATGTTTCCGGAGACGCGGGACGCCTGCGCCCGAATGAAGTTATCCTCATGGGCCATAGCCGTGCGGGAGAATCCTTCAGCGAAGGCTGCATCCTGGTCATCGAGGATGCCCTTCTCCTGCATGAACTGACGCCTGAAGGAATCAACCCACTCCTGTGACTCAGCGTGGCTTGTGCTGTTAGCGATCTCGTTGGCCCGTGTCAGGAGGGCTGTGTTGTACTCGTTGGCAGTTACGCGGCCATCCTGCTCGCGCCAAGCCTGTATGAAAAAGGGGTTCTGGTCGGGGCTGATCTGTCCCGTTCGGACAGCCTGCGCCCAGGACATCCCCACCCTCAAGCGGGCTTCGTTAGCCTCAGCAATTGCAGCCTGGTCCTGCTCGGCCTGGCGGTTCATGACGAACCTCTGGGCCGTGGGGACAAAGGAGCTTAAGGCTTGGGCAAGCTGCTGACCCGTGGTTGGTCCCACTGACGTGGCAGGAAGCTCCGGGCGGACGGGAGTGCTGAAGCGGTTCACAGGGGACGCGGAGGGGCGAGAGACCACAGGGGACAACGGAGGCGGCTTACGTCTACTCATTAGTTATTACCAGATGCCGCCTGACGGCTCTTGTGGGCGTCGAGTCCCCCGAGTACGGACGTTCCAATACCAAGAATGGGTGTCAGGAGCGACGGACGGTTAACGTTGACAGGTTGATACGGGCGGAAGGACGCAACCTGATTCTTGCCTGATGCCAGCGCGGCTTCACGGTTCCTTGCGATCTGGTCCCGTGTGAAGCCAAGGCTCCTGCCGAGGCGGGTCTTGCGACGGCCCTGCTGCATTGCGAAGTCACGCAGGAGGGCATCGACGGAGTTTCCGGAGATCCCGGCTTCTCCAGCGGCCACTGCGGCTGTTGAGGAGCCTGCCCGAAATTCAAGGTCTGCGTCCTGCTGGATCTGAGAGGCCGAGATCATTTCCTCGATCTCTCGGTTTCCGAGATCTCGAAAAGCAAGGAGCGTCCCGGCCACAGCGGATTCTCTGTTCTCTTTCTCGGCCCTGCGGCTCTCGGCAACACGGACGGCGTTCTCGGCCTCGGCGTTGCCAGCGGCCTGACGCTGTCCTACGTAGGATGTCACGCTCTGGGTGGCCCCTAGGACACCGAATAAAATAGCAGCGGGGTTACACATAGCGGCCTCTGGTGAATCTCCAAAATGGAAGCTGGGCGACTCCAAACATTGGAATCAGATCGGTGAAAGTGAACCCCATCGCCTTGAGCCAGCGGACATGCAGCTCATTACGTGCGTCCACAAAGTTGGCCAGGAGGGGGTATAGGCTGTTGAACTGTTCGATGAACCAGGGGGCCTTCCTCAGAAAGGTGATAGGCTCCCTGGTGAGTAGGTCCGTACCAACCATCCAGGGAACACCTATGGAGGGGTCTTCGGGATGCTCCTGAAGGCCAAAGAGGCAGAGGGGTTCCAGCACAGGGCAGGCTTCCTTGTAAACGGCGTAGGCGTACTTGGAGTCTGCCACATAATCCGGCAGGCATATCTCAGGGGGATACCCTCCATACGCCACAAGCTCATTACGGTCAGCTTGGCGCAGGAGCGGCGCAATGTGGAGGGCATCCCCGACAGAGGCGGCAACGGTGCGGATCTGCATCGGTTACCCCCTTACAGTTAGTTTAGAGATATAGGCTCGGAAAGACGCAGCCTGGAACGTAGCAGGACGCGGACTGTCGCTCTTGATTGTGATGGTTATCCCCTCATTATCGTGAACCACAGGCACGCGAAAGTTCCCCGACTCGTCGTCGGTGTCCCCGTCGAACGTGTAGGTAAAGGTCACGTCTCGAACCACATCCTTGACTTCCACAGTGAAGAAGCCGGTCCCCTTGTACTCAAGGTGGAGATCCCGGATCTTCGTCACAAGGTCTGTCTGGGGGATGTTGCCGGAGCGGTAGAACAGCTTAGTCAACTCGTGGCTGAGTTCGTACTTCACGCCGATCCATACAGGCGTTTCAGACAGGTCCTCATCCTCAACAGTGACCGTATCATCGGCGTTGCGTGTGACTTCGTATTCTTCCAGAGTGCTCTTGTTCACCACAGAAACTGTGTTGTTGGCCTCGGGGAGGTCGAGCGGAAGCGTCCACGTTGTGTCCCCGTCAGAGAAGTCAGGGGTGGCCGTATCCTCATCCATTCGGATATCCAAAAGCGTCCGAACAGTGGTGTCAACGAGCCCAGGGGCGAGGTCAAGAACTTCCAGGGTGTAGGCGTCCCCTCTCTTCAGGACAAGGATCAGCCTTGTCTCGATGAAGTCAACGGAGACAATCTCCGTGGTGGAGTCACCGAACTGGAAGGAGGCCCACGCCTTCTGAAACAACTGGCTCTGCTCCTGGTGGAACTTGTACACGTACAGCTTGTTCTTCTCGGACAGAGTTGCTACAGCCACCATGTTGAGGTCTTCACTGGCGGCGATATCCAGAGGCTTGCCCCGGAGGTACTTGACAACATGCGTTGTGAGTTCCTCGGCGTCCTTATTCTGATCCGATGCACTCACCGTGAAGAAGCGGTAGACTCCTGTGGTTGCCGTCCGGTCGGAGGCGAACACTAGATCGTTACCGAGGGCAGTGGGCTTAACGCGGGCTGCGGAATCGAAGCTGGTGGCAGGGCCAGGGAATACGGTTGAAGCTGTGAAGAGTTCGCCTTCAGGTGCTCTCAAGGGGAACTGCGCGTTATCAGCAAACAGGACCAGTGAGTCCTCATGCGGCACTGCCGACCTGATTATGGCTACACGCTCCCCGGAAAGAGACACATCAATTATGTCTTCGTCCAGAAGCTGAATGATAGACTTCCTGAAGAAGTTGAAGAACTCCCCTGCCGAGGAGGCAATCACGTTCTCTTGGGAAACGAAGATCAACCTGTTCTTGAAGAAGGCCACATCCTGAATGGTGAAGCCCAAGAACGAAGGGAACGGGGCGCTGGTCAGGTCACCAACAAGGCGTGTGGCCCATGTGGCTTCCTGGAACACAAAGGTTCCGTTAGCCTGTCTCACCAGAGTGTGGGGCATTGTGGAAGCGTCAAGCGTGGTGAGTTCATTCCCTTTCAGGCTTTCCACCCACACACCCTCATTCTCCACGGAGCCGGAGTCCTGATATATAACGTAGTAGTTGTCAAACTCAGAACTTGGGTCTCCGGTCACTTCCACCTTGAAACCGTCCACGGCTGTTGCCGGGAGGTCTTCAAGCTGCTGGATCTGTCCTTTGATAATCTCCATACCCTGGTCACCCAGGCCGTCTGATGCTTTTATGTCAAAGTCAGCGTTGTTCACACGGGAGATGTGAAGGGTAGACCCGATGCGCTCTACTTCGTAGGTTTCAGCCTGGGTGCCCTGATTGGTTGCCGTAACATCAGCATCGCCTGTGCTGGAGATCCCCACAGTAAAGGAGTCGTCTGTTGACAAGCCAACGATTATCACACCGTCGCTGATGCTGAACTCCTCATCCTGGAATACAGGGTATGCTCTCACTTCGCCTACTGCGTCGTCATCCTGATTGATTGCGTGCGCGAGGCCTTGGGCAATGGCGTGAAGGGATTCGGGGAAGGCTGAATCGTTCTTGTCGGCCTGGACTGTGTAGTCAGCGGACAAGGTGATATCGCCTGTCAGCGTTGCTGTAAGGACATCACCAATCGCATAGTCTGTTGCCGTGCCCAGGTGGATGACACCAAGGTCTTTCCCGGTGGGGATCTTGGTGAGCAAGGCCTGGGCAATGAACTCTGTGGTGATCTCTGAGCGGTTCTGGGGGTCAGTCTTGTGGGTGTAGGTTGTCCCGTCGAGGGTCAGGGAAAATTCTGTGCCGTAATCCCCCATTCGAATCCAAACAAGGGCCTCGAAGGGGTCTGACGCTGAAGTCGTAGCTGTGTCGTCCACAGTGACCGTGCGGTTCACCAGGAAGGTGAAGTCCCCAATCGTAACGGCCCTGAAGTTGGCTGCGGGGTCGGAGGACACGTCAAGGTATCCCTTCCCGTCAGGGAACGAGACTGTAACCTCACTGCCGTCGATCAGGTTATAGACCTTGAGATCTCCGTCGATAACTACAACAACGTAGCGTTCGGAGGGGTCCCGTGCGTAGCTGTGGACGAATGCGGTGTCTGAGAGGGAGCCAAAGGCGTCGGAGAGGTTAGCAACGAACTCGGTATTGGGGCGCTTGAGGAGCCCTTCGGTTATGGAGGCGAGGGCGTTGATGGATTCTTCGGCTTGCTCTGGGATTCGTAGACTGTGCGGCTGCTGTGAAACCCCTCCAATTAGGGACGGAAGGAATCCTGTAATAAGGCCGGTTTCAGCCGAAGGCATGTCGTCTCCTTACCTAGTTGTCTGGTCTATGGGGGACACCGTTAAGCCGGTTCCGAACAAGTTCTGGCGCAAGTGCTGTACCCGCGCTACCGACATGTTCCGTAAGAGGTTGAAGTCAGCAACAAGACCCTCAGCGTCCTCAAGGTCCCTCAGAGCAAGATATTCATCCCTCTCTGTGTAACCCTGGTGCTTGCCGGTCTTGTCAATCTGCAATTGGCGGGCGCTCTTGATCTCGATGTAGCGGCGGGCTGTCTCGGGTAGATCGGCGAAGGCAATGTCCACGAAGAGATCCACCTTCAGAGTCCCTTCGCTATCGAGGTCTGTGTCAGCGTCCCAGGTGAAGGTGTCGGTTTTGACGTTGTACATGCGGAGGCCACGGTGGGCTGCGTCAATGTGGGACTGCGAAGAGATCGGGGACTTCCAGGCACGGAGGGTGCCCGTGGGCAAGTCAA